GAAAGGAGGAGAGATAAATCCACGGTGGGCCATTGGATAAATCGGGACATACCGGGACTGGGCGGGATGCTTCGAAACGGTATGCAGTAAAGGCGTTACGCCAGTTGCAACGATGGGCGCCGGGGAAAATTGGCGCCACGGTTTGCGATTCTGTGCACGTCAGGGCCAAGAAGAAAGGGCGCTCACCTCGCGGTAGCGCCCTTGGTCATTCTGGGATCGTGGCCCAGCGGTCGCGCCTTGGCCGTGATCTTAACCGTCAGGGAACAAGTCGGCGGTCTGCATCGCCTTCTTGCGAGTCGCATAGGCGGTCCGCTTGTGGTGCTCGGCGTCATAGGTCAGATGGCAGCGCTGGCACATCGCCTTCAGATTGTCGTCCGAGCAGTTCTCCGGCGTGTGGTCCAGGTGGGCCACCGTCAGCACCACAAGAGAGCCGGTGACCGGGTGTGCCATGCCGTTGTCTGCGCGGCAGTCCGGGTAGGCGGGGGAACCCTCACAGCGCTGGCCTGCCCGCGCCCGGATGGCGTCAGCGATGACCTTCCAGTCCTTCGGGTACCGATCACGGTTCTCTGGCCGGACCGGCATGTCAACCAGCCTCGAACAGCTGGGGGTGGCCGTTGGCGTTGCGACGAAGTCGCTCACGGGTTCGGTTCAGGAGGCGTCGGACGCTGCGCTCTGTGATGCCGTACTCGGCCGCCAGCTCTCCGTAGTTGTCGCCACGGAACCGCTCATAGATCTCCAGCTCGCGGGCGCTCAGCTTGCGCTTGTAGTCCTTCGGAATGTTCAGGTTCTGGCCGCCCCATAGGTCGGCCAGGTGATCGGCCAGGGCATTGGCCACCAGCGTGCTGGCCTTGTCAGGCAGGCCGTATTCCTGCAGCAGCCGCTCGGACTGCACCACCACATCTTCAAACAGCGCGTTGCGCTTTTCTTCCATCCGTCCCGGATTCATTATTTACCTCCCTTGCCCAGATTTTGCGCTGCCACGACCAGCTGATAGAGGTCAACCCACTGATCCACCAGCTGGGAATGGCCCTCCTCGATGCCGTATCGAAGGCTCTGAACCGCCTGATTCCAGTTGGTGTGCCACACCTCGCCCATGTGAGCCGCCCAGACGCTGGCTGGTTCCTGCAGGTAGGGTTTCACCACGGCCGGCAGAGACCGCAAAATCCAGGCTTTCAGGGGCTCCAGGAGCGGCACCATGTCCTTGGCCCACTCCATGCGGTCCACACCGCACTGGCGGCGCGCATAGGCCAGCAGAGCGGCCTCGCTCGGGTCGCGCACCTGGCCGATAGCGTGCAACGTGAGCCACATCGCCCGGGCCTTGCGAGACTGGGGATCTGACGCCAGCCGGACCGCCGTTGCAAGGCCGGTTCTTCGAGCGGCCACAAGAACCTTGGCTGGCTTGGCCTTGGTGGCCACCTTGAAACCCTGGCGCTTCATGAAGTCCACCACGCGCTGCAGCTGGGCCACCGACATGGCGGCCGAAGAATCCGCGCCGCCCTGCGCCTGCAGCATGGCCCGGTAGTCCGGCTCGGCCAGCTGCAGATCGCGCCGGGCGACGTGCACCAGGCGGATCAAACGCGCGCGATCGCCGCCCTTCTGAGCCATAGAGCGGGGCGCTGAACTGGGGCGGGGTTGTGCTGACATGTGGGGAAGCTCCTTTGCTTGCCGAAGCGCACCGGCTGCGATGCGCTTTGGTAAGCCCGGTGTTGACGGACACCGGAAACCGGACCTCTCAGCGCCACCACTTGCGTGGGGGAGGACAGCAGCCGGCGAAAGGTATAAGCCGGGCACTGCGGCGCCAAGGACTGCGGTAGTTGCGGGCTCAGGAAAACCCGGGGCACCCACCGCTTGCCCCACCGACCTATCGCGCCCCAAGGCGGCCGGCACGCGTTGCGAAACTCAGGCGGGTGGCACCTTGAAACCGTGGGGCACCTTCACCGTGAAGTCCTTGCACACCGCATAAACGGTGACCATCAGCCCGTGCTTTTTGCAGGTCCAGAAGCGGTTGTCCTCGCTGCTGTGGTTGCAGGCACCGCAGCGGGCGCGCTGGGTCGCGGCCTCGTAGCCGATTCGGGCCTTGGTGTGGTTGATCGGGCTCATGCTCATGACTTCACCCAGCCCTTCTCGCGAGACCAGTGCATCAACACAAAGCGCGTGGCAACCAGCCCGCCGGATCCATTGGGGACTCGGGCAACCAGGCGCATCGTCGTGTGCTGGCCGCAGAGGCGTGCCATCTGGTCGGCAGCGGCCAGCAGCTCGGGCGGTGTGTCGGCCTGGTCGAAGTCCAGCGCGCCGCGCCAGGAACCGGTTTGATTGATCTGCAGCTGGGCGGGGCGGGCCGGACGCAGATCGTGCTCGGGCGGGGGCGTCATGTCTTCAGGTCCGAAGCGCATGGCTGTCCTTCCGGTAGGCCGCCACGTGGGAGGGCATCTCAGGCACCTCGACTTCATCGTTGTCGCTGGCGTTCAGGTGCAACGCCATGGCCCACTGCTCGGCCTCTGCGCACTGCATGTCTGTCCATCCTGCGATGGCCGAAATAGGCACGTCCTGTCCGCCCACCAACAGGAGCATGTTGAACGTCGCAGTGTCATCGCGTGAAAAGGAAACCGGGCTGATGGACTGCAGGTCGATTTCAGGTGCCACCTTCTTCATGTCCATCCCCATCGCGGCGGCTTCAGCCAGCACCTGCTTCACAGCGGCCATCCAGCACTTGGCCTCGCTGCCGCCCAGCTTCACCCAGGGTCTTTGGCTCACGCCGATCAGGCGGTACAGCTCCTTGCCGTGCGCGTGGTAGGCGGCTGCGGCGATGTCGTTCAAGGTCTTCATGCCGCCACCTCACCACCAACCGGCGACAACGTGCACACCACGCGCACCTGGTCAGCGCCCTCGTTCAACACAGACAGCTTCCAGCCGCCTTCCTTGCGCAGCACCGTCACGGCCGTGCGCAGGGCGTGGCGGTATTCCTGGGGCACCACAAAGCTCTTGCCTGCTGGCATGGTGCGCAGCTTGGCCAGCCAGCGGTCGTGTGCCTTCACCGGGCTGTCCAGGCCGGCCGGGGCGTCTTCAAAGGTGATGGCCTCAATGTCGATCAGCGTGCGAACGCGCTGCTTGCTTTGCGGCCTTGCCCCTGAGGCCGACAGTGCGCTGGGGGAAAGATCCACGCTGCCAATGTTCGGGCCGGCGAAATAGATCGTGCCGTTCTTGCACAGCAGGTCGGCATCGACGGCTTTGGACAGCTGCGTCGCAATATTCTTGGGGTCGGCGTGCCACTTGATGGCGATGTCGGCGGTGGAGAGTTCCTCGTCCGGCAGGCGTTTGAAGTAGGCCACCACACGGGCGGGCAGAGTGTCGGGCCGTGGGGTGTAAGGGGTGTCGAGGTCGCGGGCGCTCATGATGCTTCCGCCTCCGTCTCGGTGGCGCCCTTGATCAGGGTGTCAACCAGCTTGTCCACCTCGCTGTCGGCCGGCTTGATCACCACCTGGTCGCCGCTGTTCACCACCGTGCAGCCGATCTTCTTCAGCTCCGATGCAGTCAGGTTCGCCAGCGCATCCTTGGCCGGCGTCTCCTTGGTGATGATCAACACGTCGGCCTGCTCGGGCAGGTGCTTCTTGATCAGCTTCACCACCTGCTCGGCGTCGTCGAACTTGATGCCTCCCTTGCCTTTGGCAAAGCCCACCTTGACACCGTGAAACACCACGGTTTTGGGCTTCACGAACAGCTGCGGGTTCGCGTCGATGATGGCCTTCAGGCGGTCGTGGCGCTCGGCCACGCGGGCGATGCTCTTCTTCAGCGCGGGCATGCGCTCGGCCTTGAGTTCGGCGATCGCCTCGTTCAAGTAGCTCACGATGCCGGCCACTTCGGCTCGAGCCTCGGCAAAGGCCTTGGCGCGCTGGTCGATGTCTGTCAATTGGGTCATGGGATTGCTCCTGGTCGGTGGTGGTCAGTGCGCAGTCAGTGCGTCGTGGCGGCGTAGCGCTCGGCGGTGTCTTTCAGGTTGCACCCAGCGTCGAGCGCCAGGAAGGCGGCGGTCTGTGCAATCGCGGGGGTGGCATTGGCCACAGCCTGGTAGGCGGTGATGAGCGCATGCAGCACCAGCAGCTGGGGTGCCAATGGGTCCGCGCTCTCAATACGAGGGGTGCCGATGCTGGCCATGTGCAACATGCGACGCGCCAGGTCAATCTGCTGCGCCATCTGCGCCGGGGAAAGGTCGAGCAAAGGCACTTGTGCCGGGGTGGGGGCGGGGTTCATGTGTGGTCACTCCGTGATCAGGTGTTGGAGGGCTCCAGGCTTTCGCCTGGAATCGGAAAGCAGCGGCCGGTGACGCCGTAGCTCTTGTGTTTGAGGCTCAAGGGGTTGACGGCAACGTGTTGCCGGTTCTTCAGCGCCGCGATCCAGCGGTGGGTGGTCATGGCGGCGCGTCGGGGGTCCAGCTCAGGCAGCAGCAGCGCGCCGAGTTCAGCGGGTGTGTAGAAGCCGCCCTGGTCGCGCATCAAGATCCACGCGGCGCTTGCCTGTGGGGACAACGGGCTCGCCTGCGGCTGCTGAACGGCGGCCGGAAACTGCCGGTGCACTGTGCCGGTGTAGCCGGTGCCAATGGGAAAATTCGCTCTCATTGCAGCCTCCCGGCGATCACACCAGCCACCAGGGCGACCAAGGCCACCGTCAGCGTGAACGCCACCGCCGGCTTCAGCCACCGCAGCAGCTCGCGCCGCTGCGCCGGTGTTCCCAGCAGGCCCACCCGGTAGCCTTCAATCGCGCCCGGCGCCAGGTGCAGCGGCGCTGTGGGGTGTGGCAGATACTCGGCACCCGGCCTGGCTGGTTTCAGGCACTTGCCCGCCAAGGCGCAAGCACGGCCCTGGCCGCAGTCCTGCTCGCATCGATTCACCTGGTGCATCACGAGGCCCTCCCAGTCAGCTGGATCGCGGCCACGCTCGTGGCCTCCGGGTAGTCAGCCCACACCTGGTTCACGGCCTCGCCGTTGTTCATGAAGAACCCGAACCCGCGCAGGCGCTTGCCGCCCACCGTCACCGTCACCTTGTAAAGATGGCTCATGTCACACCGCCATCACAACGTCGGCCGACACGCGCGGGGCCCCAATGCCGGCCGCGTGGTTCATGCAGGCCGTCAGCAGGTTGTTCACCGCCAGGGGGTACAGCAGGCTCACCGTGGCCGCATCGCCGCGGCGCGAGCTGTCGCGGGCCGTCAGCCGGGCGCGCAATGCGTCCACACCCTTCTCGTCGATCACCTCGGCCAGCGGCTTGCCCGCGCGGTCGAATTTGAACTTCAGGTACTCCTCGAGGCGGCTGTCCAGCGGCACCAGCTCGATCACCTCGCAGCGCTGCACCACCTCGCGCACGTTCGGGTCGTTCTCGCTCAGCTTGGTGCGCAGCTCGCTCTGCCCAATGAGCACGATGGACAGCAACTTGCTGAACCCGTCCTCCAGCTCAAAGAACCGCTTCAGGTGCTTCAGCGTGGCAATCGGCAGGCCGTGGGCCTCTTCGATCACCAGCACATGCATGTTGCCGCTGCGGCGGCTGTCGCGCAGGATCCGGTGCACCTGGCGGAAGCGTGCCTCCGGGCTGCTCTTGGGCGCTTCCAGCGGCGCCACCGCGTTCAGAATCGCCTCGGCAATGTGCCCGGCCTTGAGCGTCTTGCCCTTCGTGTCCGTGTCTTCCATGCCGAGCACGTAGGGCTCGATCACGATCACGTTCTGCCCCTCGCGGCGCACACGGTCCAGCAAGTCGCGGCGCAGCGTGCTCTTGCCACTGCCGCTCTCGCCCACCACGGCAATGAAGCCGCCCAGGCGCGCGGTCTGCCACATCGCCTCCCGCACGTAGCGAATGTCCGGACTCACGAAGACGTCTGCCGCCTCGTTCATTTCGTCGGCCAGCGGGTCGCGGAACAACCCGAAGTGTTTCTTGGCGGCTGGTGCCAGCCCTTGTTTGCGTAGTAGCATTGCTTCGTCCTTATCGTCAGTGGTTGATGAATCCAGGGACACCGACGGGGCCACGTCTTCAACACGTGGCTCCGTCACCTCTTCAAACACGGTGGCGAGCGCCTGGTCGCCCACCCCGCAGTCCTTCAAAAACGCCACGCACAGGCCCTTCAGCGCGCCCGTGTCCAGGCTTCGCGGCCAGTTGCCGTGGTTGATCAGCGCGCCCAGCGTCGGGCGCGCAATGCCCATCTCGCGTGCCAGGTCGGCCTGCAGCACCTTGTGGTCTGCCATCACCTGTTTGAGCCGCAGCACCATCACGCGCCCCCCACAGCGCGCAGCGCCGTCATCTGCTTGCCGCCCTTGATCTCGTCAGCGATCCCCTGCAGGGCGTCTTCCTGTACGCCGTTGGGGTAACGCTGTGCCAGCCAGGCGAAGTGCTCCGCCGTCCAGCTGCTGCCCACCAAGGCGCGCAGGCGGGTAGCGGCCTGTACATGGTTGAGCGGCTCAGCCTGCACCTCGCGCACTGCGCGGCCCGCGGCGCGCACGGCTTCGGTGGCCAGCTCGGCAGAGGCTGGCAGCAGGCGATGGGGCGCTTCTTCATCACCCAAATACGTGTGGGCCGTCATGCCCCTGCCGTCGTTCACGCTGGCAAACGGGCGGGCGCTCTTCTCGCGCAGCGCCTCGGCGCCGTCCACCGTGGTGCCGTCGCCGTAGGCTGCAACCGCCAGGCGCCGCGCCACCGCATCGCCAGCGCTCTCCGGCATGCGGCTGTAACCCTCGCCGATCACCTGCGCCGCTGCGTTGCGGCCCGAAGCATCGAACTCGCGCACCGGGTCCACCTCCACGATCAACGCCTCGGCACCCGCGCGGGGAATCTCCACCCGCAGCAACCCATCGCGCATCAGCAGCGGGGTGACCACCAGCTTCTGCCGGTTGTGGATGTGCTCAGCCCAAGCCCGCAAGTCGTAGCGCGCCGAGCGGCCCAGCTCCGGGTGCACAAAGCTCACCGCCAGGTTGTTCACCTGCCGCTCGCGCTCGCGCCCGCTCATGAACCACTCGCACACCGCCCGCTCAGGCAGCTCAATCAGCGCGCCCGGCGTGCGCAGGATCAGGCTCCACAGGTCATCGCGCACCAGCGGCTCGCCAGAGGCCCGCACCAGCCGCGCATCAATGTGCTTCAGCATGTTCGCGTTCCAGTCGCGAGCCCAGCGCAGCGCCGCATCGTTCAGCTGCTCAACGCTGTCCACCGGCTCCAGCTTCAACCGGCTCTCAAAGTGGGTTTCCACCAGGTTGTTGGCCTGCTCCACAGCACCCTTCGCCCAGGCGTGGCCCGCTGCATGCGTCTCGTGCTTCACACCCAGGCTATCCAGCAGGTTCTGGATCGCGTGCGAGGTGTTGGCCGATCCCTTGTCCCAGAGCATCATCTGCGGCACACCGTGGTTGAGTCGGCCGGCTTGTTTGCCCCACGTCCACATCAAGAAGTCAAACAGCACCGTCTGGTTCTCACCCGCGCTCTCGTAGTAGCGCACGTCCACCACACCGCTGAAGTGGTCCACCCGCACATAGCGCCACACCTTGAGCTTCACTTTGGCGTAGTTCTCCTGTTTGTTTTTGTAGAACTTCTGCTCCGTCATCAGCTGCTGGCGCCCACCCATGTAAAACAGCATGCACAGCGACGGGTCCACCTGGTGCAGGTAATTTGGGTGCAGGCTGCGCAGCTCCGTCGTAGAGCGTGCCGTCATCACCGAAGCCGTGTCCATGCGCTGCGTGCGCAGCAGCCGGGCCACCTGGCTCTGGCTCACGTTCACCGTGATCCCGTTCGCGTCCGCCACGTTCATCGCCACGCCAATCGGCATCGTCTTCTTGCCATTGAGACGCACACCCTCGCGCTGCATCGCGGCAATCGCCAGCAGCGCGTCATCGGGCAAGCGGCTGCTTCCCTTGTCAGACCGCGCCTTGCGCCCGCTGTCGTAGTCGGCGTGCGTGCGCAGCCAGTTGTAGACCGTGTTGGTGCTGCGGCCCAGGCGCCGGGCAAAGTTCTCCACCATGGTCCTGCGCTCGCCGTGGGGCGCGGCGTTCAGCTGGTCGCGCAGGGCGATCAGCTGGACGAACGCATCTGTCCCGCAAGGAAGGTTGTTCTGGGTTGCCATGGTGGGCGCCCTCACTCGGCCGATGGCAGCGGCATGTGCACGCCAATCGATTCATCGAACTGCTTGAACGCCCGCTCAAGCTCCAGCCGGATGGCCTCCAGTGAGTCGAAGATGGTCGTGGAGAGCGCTGCAAACTGCTCCTCATAAACCTGCTTCTCTTCCTCGCTGGCTGGCTCCTGGCTGATGGCGTCCCTGCCGCACTGCACCAGCGCCTGAACCTTCTTCACCGCCTCGCTGCGCAGCGCACCGGTCAGGGCATGCAGCGGAACAAACGCATCCGGAATGTCCTTGTGGATGTTGAACTTCTTGACCTGGCGCGTCAGCTCATTGAGCTTCCCGTCCTTCTCTACGATCAGGCGTTCGGTGGCGATCTTGTCGGCCTCCATGTCGGCGATCTTCTGCTTCAGCTCGCGCACCGACATGCGGTCAACAGGCCCAACCTTGTGGCCGCGCAACGTGCCATCGGTCATCAGATCCTCGATCTCATCGTCGCCAAGCGCCACCATCTCAAGCAGCTTGGTGATGCCGAGTGCCTTCACGTGAGCGGACATCTTCGAATCCGCGAACCGCAGGGCAACCGTCATGTATTTGTTGGCCACTCGGGGGTGTATCTCTCGGGCCGCCAGCTGTTCATAGAACTCACCGTGGGAGTGCTGTTCTTTGATCAGGATCAGATAGGACCCAAATTCAATAGACGCCTGGTTCATCTGTCGCGTCGCGTCACGCACGCCGCGCCACAAAGATTCGATGTCAATGGGACCGTCGTAGCCGAGCTTCAAGGCGACGGCTCTGGCATTGCTCAGGCGCTCTTTGGTCAGTTCGATCAGTTCGTTGCTGTCACTGGTGAGCTGTTCAAACTTCTGTTCGATCAGGGCTGGTACAGGTGCAGGGGTTTGAACTTCTGTATTAATGCGTGCCATGGTGGTTACAGTTATTGATAGAAAAGGTTGAAAAAGGGACGGTGTTCCCAAATCGGACTCCAGGAGTCCGATTTGCGTCATCAGCCGTCTAGGGTGTAGTTGCGCTTCATGTCCGTGAGCCGCGTTGATGCACGCTCAAAGCCAGCCAGTGCGCGAAAAGAGAGCTGGCTGTACCGAGCGGTCACACGCATCTGACCGGCGGGCGTCTTCTCTGCCCAGCCCTTGGCGACCAAGATGTCGAAGCACCGCGTGACGTAAGCCGGATCGCAGTTCAGCGCAGCGGCAATGTCCTTGTTGCGCATGCCGTCGGGCAGCTCGCCCGCCAGCAGCTCCAGCATGTTCAGCGTGCGGGTCACGAACTCGCTGATCTGCTTTTGTTTGGTGTCGGCGTTCATGCTGCCCCCTTGGCTTCAATGAGCGGGAGTCCGTGCTTTCGCCGAATAAAGTTGAACTGCCTTTTAATCTTCTTGCGCATCGCTGGGCCGGCTGCGTTGTTGTGCACCCAGGCCTCGGTTCCGGCTGTCTCCAGGTTGTTGGCCAGCTCCTGCGCTTGATCGAGAGACAGCCGGAACGAAACCTCGACGCCTCCCGACATGATGGAAATGCCCAGGCTGTAGATTCGCTCGTGGGCGGCGGGCTTGGTGTAGATCACTTCAGCGAGGCCTCGGCCAGCTTCGCTCTGCAGCGTGTGGACAGTGGGTGTGTGCTTCTTGCTCATGCGGCACTCCTTGGTTGCGAGGCGCGGTGTGCCAGGCGGGTCAGGTGGTTTACGTGGGCTTCAGCGCGGCTGGCGGCGCGAAGGTGGGGCAGCGCGGGTTGGCCTGCGGCCATGGCGCTGTGCGCCTTGTCCAGTTGCCGGCGGCGCTCGATCTCCCAATAGGCCATCAGGCTGGCCATGCCCAAGGTGTTCATGCTGCGGCTCCCATGGCGGCGTTCTTTCGATGCGTCAGCCGCTTCGGGTCATTCGCTGCATCAGTGCCGGGCTCTGGCTTGAGGCCCAGCACGATGGCCGCCAGATGGGCCTGACCGCGAGTGCCTTTGAGTTGGCCGTTCGGGCGCAGCAGGTCTTGCAGTGCCAAGCGCTTGAGGCCGTTCGCCCTGGCTAGCTCGCTGATGCTCAAGCCGTGGCTCAGGATGAACGTTCTGGCGCTCTTCACCGTTTGCGGGTAAGGCAACCGTGTGATGACAGGAGTGGTCTTCATGGCGTGGTGGTAGGTGGTAAATTGCTGGTGCATCCGTTTGCAAAAGCGCTTGCTGTCATTCGTCCTCTGTGTGGTGGATGCGCTTGTTTCGTTTCGGATTGATAGTGATTGTAGTGCAGATATCTGCACCTTGTAAACAAGAAAGTGCGGATATCTGCGTGATTTTTTCTAGGCTCAAGCAGGAGCGCGAACGGCTAGGCCTCACCCAACCAGCGCTGGGCGATCTCGTAGGTGCAGCAAAGCGCACCGTGGTCGATTGGGAGAAAGGTGTGTCGTCGCCAACGGCTGTACAGCTCTCAGTGCTCGCAAATGCCGGTATGGATGTCGCCTTTGTTCTTTCCGGTAAGACGCTGCAAGAGCGTGCTGCCGATGCCGCAGGCGGCATGCCTGGTCGACTGCGAGCACTGCGTGAAGAGAGGGGTCTTGAGCCGGTTCTGAAGGTGGCCGGTGTCACGGCAAAGCAATGGAGCAGCTACGAGCAGAGCGAAGGTGCACCCAATCTGCCGCAGGGCATGCTGCAGCGGCTCATCGAAGGGTTCAACCTCGATGCAACGGCCTTCATCCTTGGCCAGCACAGAACCATCACAACCGCAGGCGCAGAAGAGGTGGTGCTGATCGAAAACTACCGGGTGTGTTCGGCCTCCGATCAAGAGGCGATACGCCACCAGGCGGCGTTTCTTGCGGGCCGAAAGAAGAGTGTTTGAGCAATGGCGAGGCTCAAAGGCGATGTGTATTTGATTGCCGCAGGGGTTGCTGCCCTGGTGGTGATCTCTCCGCTTGTTTGGCTGCACGAGCGCATAGGCGCGGTCGGGCTTGCTGTGATCGGTGCAAGCGTCGTTGGCTGGCTGCTATATCAGAACCACATTCGAGCGCGTTCGCTGCAGCGGCGATTCGAGACGGATGCCATCCACGCTATGAGTGGCCGCCACAGCCGGCCTGAAAATGCCACCGTCATCAAGGCCCGCTACCGCAGCCGGCCGCAATACATGGAGCTGCTCCGCAACCTGCAGATATTCGGGGAGTCCTTCCTGCTGGCGCTTGAAAGCAAGAATCCGGAGACGGCAAAGGGCCGTTTCAAAACGGCAATGGATCTCTACGCGAGCGCGGTCAATTCGAAAGCGGCATTCCCGAGCGCGGTTATCTGGGCCGAACTGGAGGCGCGAAAGCTTAGGTTGGTTGAAGAGTTCCCGAACGCCTGGCGCACCAACGCTGCAGCAGCGCTCTTGAGCGAGGCTGAAGGATTGAAGACCGACTCAGCCAAGCGCAAAAGGTGGGAGCAGGTGGTTGCGCTGCTGGCAGATCAAGGCCCAGCGGCCTCACCAAAAATTGCAGAGATGCGGGCAAGAACTGAAGCGCTCATCGCCTTAACAAGGACTCCCCATGACCAGTGACCAAGCCCTAAAAATCCGCTTCCATGTTCTGGAGCGCGTGGTGGGCGCGCTCATTGCCACGCATCCCGACAAGGCCGCGCTGCTGCGCAAGCTGGAGAAGGTGGCGCTGGCGGCAGATGCCCTGGCGCTGAACGAAACGCTCATGAGTGACGAGGCAGTCGACCTTGCTCGGCAGGAGGCGCAGGAATGGATTCGCCTGGCGAGGGATGAGCTGACCCGCACGGCTCCTCAGAAGCCGCGCGCCTGAACACCTCGCGCAGGTTCACGCGGCCGCTCCTGCGGTCTGCACGGTCAATAGCCTTGCGGCTGGCTACAGTCAAAGCGCTTTTCCTGGTGTGTTTCATGACCTGTTCCTGGTTGAATCGGGTTCGCGAATGTCGCACCGCCGCCATCACCTAAAACACTGCCCCGCGTCAAAATACTTCTCCGCGCGCGCACGGCACGATGCCGTGCATGTCTGCTCGCACCACCAATCTCGTCGTCATCCACTGCAGCGCCACGCCCAGCGGGCGCCGCATTGACCAGGGCACGCCCGGCAAGCCCGGGTACCTGAACGCAGCGCAGGTCATCAACAGCTGGCACGCGGTGCGTGGTTTCAAGCGCACCGCAGCGGCCCGCGCCAGGCTCAACCCAGAGCTGCCGAGCATCGGCTACCACTACGTGATCGACCTCGATGGCACGGTGCTCACCGGCCGTCACCTTGAAGAGGCGGGCGCTCACGCCGCTGGCTTCAACGCGCACTCGGTGGGCATCTGCCTGGTGGGCGGTGCCGAGCGCACCGGCCGCTACACCCCCGCGCAGTGGACCGCGCTGGACCGCCTGGTCGTCATGCTCACCGGCCAGCTGCGCATTCCCCTCAAGCCCGCGCGGCGCGTGGCTCGGCAAGTGGCGCCCGGCTACGCCATGGTCATGGGCTGCTGTGGCCACCGCGATGTGTCGCCCGACAAGAACGGCTCCGGC